CTACCTTTTGAAAGTCCTGAGGCTCAAAAATTGAATAGTGAAATATTTGAAACAATTTATTTTGCGGCGTTGTCAGCATCAAAAGATTTGGCAATGAAACATGGTCCATATGAAACATACGAAGGATCACCAGCATCATTTGGAAAGTTACAGTTTGATTTGTGGGATGTCAGTATGGAGAATCTTTCTGGTTTATGGGATTGGAGTACGTTAAAGTCTCAAATTGAAAAACATGGACTTAGAAATTCCTTACTTGTAGCTCCGATGCCTACTGCGAGTACCGCACAAATTCTTGGTAATAACGAATGTTTTGAACCTTTTACAACTAACTTATACAAAAGAAATGTATTAAGTGGTGAATTTGTAATCATCAATAAACATTTGGTTGAGGATTTGGTTAACCTTGGACTTTGGAACGATAGAATTCGATTGAAACTATTTGACGGAAATGGGTCAGTCCAAAAGATAGATGAAATACCATCTGAGATCAGAGAAGTTTACAAAACTGTTTGGGAAATGAAGGGTAAAACTATTTTGGATATGGCTCGAGACAGAGCAATTTTTATTGACCAATCACAATCTCTAAACATTTTTATGCAAGATGTAACACAATCTAAGTTATCTTCGGCACATATGTACGGATGGAAATTAGGATTAAAAACAGGAATGTATTATTTGAGAACTAAGGCTAAAGCTGCGGCGATCAAAGGATTGGGTGTTGATATGTCAGCGTTGAATACTCTAGAAACACAAGAAAGTTTCAAACCCAAACCACTCGAAAACAATAATTTGACATTGACAGAAGATATGATAAACAAAGTTTGTTCTTTAGATGATCCAAATTGTTTGACATGTAGTTCATAGAACTACATCACAAAATTCAAGGTGGTATATTTATACATATGGCTCAAGGAAAGACATATGGAATAAGTTTTCCATTCGTGGATAGTATGGAAGGTAAGTATTTGGAGTTAACTGAATATGTTGCTGAAGAAATCCGAACGAATCTTATTCATCTTTTACTCACAAGAAAAGGTAGTAGATATTTTCTACCGAATTTTGGGACTAGATTGTATGAATACATTTTTCAACCAATGGACGGACCCACCTTTTCTGAAATTGAATCTGAGATACGAGACTCTGTACAACAATTTTTACCCAACTTACAAATCACAAATATAGTCATACAGGCAGCTTCTGATGAAGCTGCTGGTATGACAGTGACAACTGCGGGAAATGTGGTTAATCCTGAGTTATCAATACCAAATCAAAATGTCTCAGAATATACAGCTAAAGTTAGAATTGATTATGCAATTTCTAACGATGTCTTTAATTCTAAAGATTTTGTAATTATTAATATCTAATATGGCTGAAAGAAAAATATCATACACTGCGAGAGATTTTGTAACTATAAGACAGGAACTCATCAATTATACAAGGACATATTATCCTGAGTTAATTGACAACTTTAACGACGCTGCCGTATTTTCGGTATTTCTAGATCTTAACGCTGCGGTTGCGGACAATCTTCACTATAATATAGACAGAAGTATTCAGGAGACCGTACTTCAATTTGCACAACAAAGATCATCAATTTACAATATAGCAAGGACATATGGGTTGAAAATTCCAGGTCAAAGACCTTCAGTTGCGTTGGTTGATTTTTCGATAACGGTACCTGCGTTTGGGGACAAAGAAGATGAACGGTACTTAGGTATTCTAAGAAGGGGAAGTCAAGTAATTGGCGCAGGTCAAATATTTGAAACGGTATATGACGTTAATTTTGCATCACCTTTCAATGTTGATGGGATTCCCAATAGGTTGAAAATACCTAATTTCGATGTAAATAATAACCTAATTAATTACACAATAACCAAAAGAGAAACTGTAGTTAATGGGATTACAAAGGTCTTCAAAAGAACCATTCTTCCAAATGATGTAACACCCTTCTTTAGTTTTTTCTTACCTGAAAAAAATGTCTTAGGGATTACATCGATGATACAAAAGCCTGGAACTGCGTATTCGAATATTCCATCGGATCAAGAATTTTTAGGTGCTCAAGGTAGATGGTATGAAGTCCCAGCGTTGGCTGAGAGTCGCATATTTGTTGAGGATCCATCAAAACCATCCGATGATCCAGCAATCAAAGTAGGTGTATACATTGAAACTCAAAACAGGTTTATCACAGAATACACACCCGAGGGTTTTTATAAAATTACTTTTGGTGGAGGTACTAACACTGCGGATGACCAACTTAGAGAATTTACCGCTTTAGATGTACCACTCAAGGTACAACGATATCAAAATAACTCACTAGCGTTGGGGGCTATACCACAAGCTAATTCGACGTTATTTATTCAATATAGAATCGGTGGTGGACTTGGTACAAATTTGGGGGTCAATGTAATTAATCAAATTGGATCTGTAAATTTCTTTGTAAATGGTCCATCTGAGACAATCAATACCCAAGTAGTTAATTCTTTGGTTTGTAATAACCCAACTGCCGCTATTGGAGGTGCAGGATACCCATCAACGGAGGAGATTAGAAATTACGTAACATACAATTTTAGTGCTCAAAATAGAGCGGTAACAATCCAGGATTATGAAGCTGTTTTAAGAAATATGCCACCACAATTTGGTGCACCTGCAAAAGTTTCAATAACTGAAAATAATAATAAGATAAATGTTAATGTTTTGTCATACGATCAAAATGGTAGATTGATTCCTGAGGTATCTCAAACTTTGAAAAATAACATTGCTGAATATCTTTCAAACTACAGAATGATAAATGATTATGTAACAATCGGTAGTGCTCAGGTTATTGATATTGCAATAGATACTTCAGTGGTCTTAGATGCGTCACAAAATCAGGGAGTTGTTATAACTAATATAATTGACAAAATCACTTCATTTTTCAGTCCAGTTATCAGAGGTATGGGACAAAATATAGTACTATCTGAACTTTATAGAATTATACAAAACGAAAATGGAGTATTGAGTGTAAACGACATTTCAGTTTTTGGAAGAGTTGGTGGACAATATTCATCCGCACAAACATCAATGCCGTATTCAGATTCTGAAACTAAAAAAATATCTTTGGTTGATAATACAATTTTCGCAGAACCAAATCAAATTTATCAAATCAGATTCCCAAATAGAGATATTACTGTAAGGACCAAAAACTACCAGTCAATTATTTTGACATAAGAATTCACTTATAGATTCGTACAACTACATTTTGAAAAATAGTACTATTACTATTTATCAAAAAAAGACATTTTTATGTCCAATAGTTACAGAATCAGAACCCAGGTTGGGGTAGACAAACAAATCAATATTCAATTGGATCAAGACTTTGACCAATTAGAAATTTTATCATTGAAAATAAGACAACAAGACGTTTATCCGAGAATTTGTGCTGACTATGGAGTTGTTGCTGGAAGAGTTATTGTAAATAATGGATTTGGTATTCCAAATGTTAAGATAAGTATATTTGTACCGTTAGATTCAATAGACCAAAATAATGAGATAATCTCTAATCTATATCCTTACATTGATGTTACCGATAAGAATGATGAAGGTTATCGTTACAATTTGTTACCATATGAAAAACAACATGGTGGTCACACACCAACAGGTACTTTCCCTTCCAAGCGAGACATTGTAACAAATCCCGCATTGATCGAAATTTATGAAAAATATTATAAATATACGGTTAAAACAAATGGAAGTGGTGATTTTATGATTATGGGTGTTCCTTTAGGGGAATGGAAATTAGTTATGGATTGTGATTTATCGGATATTGGACAATTTTCTTTATCACCACAGGATTTAATCGATATTGGACTTGCAACACCCGAACAAATTGATGGAAATAAATTCCCATCATCTAATAATCTCATTGAACTACCACAAATAGTCAATCAAATACAAACAATAGAGGTATTACCTTTTTGGGGAGATCCTGAATCTTGTCAAATTAGAATAACTAGACAAGATTTTGACTTAACAGAATCAGGAGTCAAGATCACACCATCGGCTCTTTTTATGGGGTCATTGTTTTCCAATGTAGATGAACAAAGCTTAAGTAAAAGATGTATACCTAAAAATGGGATTGGAAAACTTTGTAATCTCACTTCTAGTCCTGGAGAAATTATTGCTATACGACAAACTCTATTTAACGATGAAAATGGATATCCAATTCTAGAACAAGCTGAGTTACCTTCAGGAGGTAAAGTGATAGATGTTGATGGTGTATTTTTGTTGAATGTTCCGATGAATATGGACTATGTAACAACAAATGAATTTGGAGAACAAATTATTAGTTTAGACCCATCTGTTGGTATTCCAACATCAGGAAAATATCGTTTTAAAATTAAATATGAACAACCTCCAACTTTTGAAAAAAGAGAAATACGAAGAGGTTATTATTTGGTACCAAATATAAAAGAGTATGGATGGTCCGCATCACAAACAGATCCCGCTTATGATCCCAACACTAATTCAAATAGTTATAAAAAGTTTCAAAGTTCATACTATTTTGGTTTGGACTGGTCTGGTTATACTAATGGATTTAGTTTAGTAAATAACGAGTTCATTGATAGAATGTCAGAAATGGTCAATTGTCAAGACACATTCTATCAACTCAAATATAAAAAAGTTTATACGACCGCAGCATTGATTGATAATTTCAAAAGTGGTGTATTTGTAAACAGATTTGTAGCAATCAAAGATATAACTGATGAAACTTGTGAAAGTGAAATTAATAAGTTCCCAGCCACAGATGCTAATTATAAATTTGATTTTATTTATTTTATTGCCAATATTTTATTGACGGTCTTAAATCCAATATTACTTGTCCTTATTGTTCAACTACATGTACTTTCATTATTACTAACATTCATAAGAGAATTTTTTATAGCTGTAGTTTTACCAGTTGTCAATCTAGTTTATAAATTGTGTAGTTGGGCTAGAAAGTTAGGTTTTAGAATCAAGTGTAAAGAACCACCATCACCATCTGAAATCAGAACGAGATTTCCTGATTTGAAAAAAATCAAATTACCGATGTTAACGTATCCAGATTGTCAAGCTTGTGATTGTTCAAGTGATGATATATTGGGTAGTGGTGGATTTTATGATACAAGTTGTAATGCAGATTTAAGTGTTTCCGAATATTGGACACAACCGTATAATATTGGACCTAATTCAGATACAATAGAATTAGAGAAAATTCAGTATATGTTTGCAGGATGGGCTTATGACGACGGGGAAGAACCTAGAGGATATCCATGGCAACAAAGGATACCAAGAGCGGAATTTAACGCTAGAGTTTCTGAAAGTTGGTATTATTATGTAAATATGTTACCTCCATGGGAAATCATTAATATGTTTTCATTGAAGGGAAACTACTTTGAAAACCCCGTTCCAGGTCAAACAGGGGGAGGTATTAGCCGAATAGGTGTTACTTTCAACCCAGATTTTAATGTCGGGAAACAACACTATGACAACGCTATTGCCCTGTTAGTTGATGAACAATGTTTTGGGTCTTTATCGGGTCAAACACTACTTACGTTTCAAAATCCTAATTTATCCAAAGATATCAACGCAACCAATCGTGTATCAGGTGTAACTTATACAAATATAGATATAGAAGTAAATTACGCCAATCCTTTAAACACTAATCTACCAAACAACTCAACGATTTACAGAATAGGAGGTAATGCTCCTTTACAAGCCACGGATTCTGAATACTTTTTTCCTTCGGATTTGGAATATTTCCAGGTTATTACTGGAATGTCTTACAATCAGTTTGTTTCCTTAAATGTAATAAACCCTACTTTTCAGAATTTTATTGTATTGTCTGATAGTTTATACAAAAGATTATCAAAACAATTTACTTTATATTGGAATCCAACTAGGAGGCAAATAGGTGCGCCTTTTTCATCCCAGAACTTGAGTGATTATTTGAGTTTTTATAATGGACAACCACTTTACATAATTTTTATGGTGAGAGGGGTCGACCCATACAGTGGTAAACATAAAGTAAAATATGATTTATCTAGATTATTTGGGTATTTTTTCCCAAATAAAATAACTGTTGAGGGAAATTATTATTTAAATATACCAATACAAGCTGGTGGTCGTTGTGTCAGACACGACCAATTAGTTTCAAATTCAGATACACAAACAGATGGAAATAATTCGAATGCAACACTCAGACTTTACTACGATTCATATCTTTTTCAACCTGGAGTAAATTGGAGTTCTTACAACTCAGATTTACATTTATATTATTCTTCGTTAGATGGCACGCAAATAAATAAATTTCAACCACCTGGGGTTTCTGCATTACCTTCAATTTTTAATACGTCAAACTTTAACCTTACATCCTATGACGTTAAAGAAACTACATCATCTTTGAAATTAGAGGTAAATCTACAAGGAACAAATGCATATAGTCAAGATGAATATATTGAAGGAGGTTCTTACATTAGATATGTTACACCGACCGACTTTCAAGGAAATGTTCAACCATTTGCATATTTCGGTCCATCATACATAAATGATTCTTATTCTACACCGACACCACCACCGAACAGACCTATTTTACAAATGACCGACCAATTCAAATTGGTAATGAGAACCGACAGATTACCTACAGGTACTGACCTAGATACTTTAGGTAGTAATACATTTTCGTTTCAGTGTAGTACAAGTTTAGGGTTTTATTTCATATCTGAGTCTGGTACAACAAGTATCATCTTAGGAGATCTAATACCAGACCCACCTTTAGAAGATCTGAATGATGATATCGTAACAGGAAACACAACTCAAAAAATTTTAGAAAGTTTAACTTGTCAGGGATTGGTTGATTTAGATTGTTATGAGGGTTACGGTTCTAATTTAATCATTAAACCTTCTACAGACCCATGTAACACGAATACGAATAGGAATTTACCAGTAATCAAAGATGGGTGTTATGTGTTTTTGAATGAACCTTTTGGTAGTTTGTTTGGAAGAAATAACGATTTTACAATATTGAATGAATGGAGACTTAGGTTTCGGACAACACTTGCTTTATGCCGTGGAGTCGTTTCACAAAGTTTTAATAATTCTTGGGTGAATGGTACTTTATTTGCATTCCCATTTAGTAGTAATGTTTTCTTCGATTCCAATAACAAACCATTTGTGAGAAGTGTACAAGGACAGTCGGTTGAATATAGTTTTTGTGGATTACAATTAGCATTTGAAGAACAATCAAATAATTTTTATTACAGATCTAGTCCCTACAGTTTAACTTCAGGATTTATTGGAGCGTCTTATAGTGCAAACTTATTAAGGAGACAGTCGAATACAAAATACTTAAAATACCCGACCACTATGGTAGATTTGGGTCCTCAATTTTTTTGGACCAAAGATGTCTACTATTCCAATGATTACTACGGGTTTAATATGGATAATTTGGATCCAACGTCATATGGTCCAACAGAAAATCTAACATCTATATTTGCTCTTTCACGTATTCTCAATACTAACGAATTTTTCTCGGCAGGGGTAGTAAGAGGTTTATTTTCTAGATCTAACTTAAGAGTTGATGGTGATTACGCTCAAATGTTACAAATAAATTCTCAATACGGTATAAATCCATTTAACGCTGAAAATTATCCCGATAATGGAACAAGTTCATCTTCCATTTATTTTGGATTAGCATCACCAAGCAAACCTGTATTTGGTATTTTTTATTCGGGGGAAACTTCGGACAGAGATTTAATTTCACCCAAAAGAATTGACTACACACTTACTGGTTCTGTTTCAGATTTCGTAGCGGACAGTTTACCTCTTGTAGACCAGACAGTTCCATTTTATCCATGGAGAAATAATGGCTACTCTCAACTAAGTTATGGTGTACGTACTATTTTTGGAACTGAAACAAACAACTGGATTACGAGTAAAAATTCGTTTTCAGCTTTTACATATCAAAGGATGGACAGGTTCTATTTCCCTTTCTTTGTCGGTGGAAACCAACAAGTTCAAAATTCTTTAGGTTATATCTACCAAACAGATAATTCAGGAAATAATTTACCAGCAGTAGTGCCTGGAACAACAAATTTGGAAACCATTAGTTCAGGGCCATATTATTTTTATTTTGGTATCAAAAATGGTGCTACTGCGATAGATAAATTTAGACAAAAATATATTCCAAACTAAAATGATGGACGTACAAAATTATCTTGTGGTAAAACCTGATTTGTTAAATGCAGAGGCACCTCAAACAGATATTAGTATCAATACTCAACTTAACGAAACACAATCTGAAATAGTTGAGTACGATCAAACATCTAACATTAGTTTGATTACAGTGTTTGATAATGAGAGACAACAATCAAATATTTTCAGACCTACTGTAAAAATTTCATACATTTATGAGAACAACATAGAAGGATATTGTCCAAATCCATCTTGGTCAAATTATTTGAATAATCTTTATTATACCAAACCAACACAATCTTTAATATCACAACAATGGAGTGGAGTTCCATCCTATGAAGAATTCGAATTCATAAGAACAGATATAAATAATCCTCAATTAAATAACACCTCGTTTAAAGGGTTTATAACTAAAAGTTCTTCAACTTATAATTGGGCGGTCAGATTATCATATCCATTCGAAAATTTGACCGGAGTCACGATGTCACACAACTTTCAATCCAATCCACCATTTAACTGGGTTGTGAGTGATGGAATTCCGTTTATTATATCTGTAGGTATTGACAACGGACTACAGATATTACAATTTAATTGTCCTGTAAAACATGGGTTATCAATAGGTGAATATGTTAATTTATCTTCAGGTTTTACATACAACAACATAAATACATATCAAGTTTACAGTTTAGGCAACAACACGTATGGCTCTGACGAGTATATTTTCAATCTTTATAATGTCGGTTACACGGGTAATACTTTTTTTTCAGGAAAAATTGGAACTTTTAAAAGAGTAATCGACATATACAATACAGGTGAAACTACGTCAAGGTATTACATTAGAAACCATAAAATTATTACAAACGCTGAGGATACAATAATCACTAGAAGTGGTTTTGAGGAAAATTCTTACAGTAACAAAGCCGCTTATCAATTGTCAGCACTAACACCTAACAAAATTGCCAATATATCTCGATATCAAAGTTCATATACATATAATGCAACTTTTGAGAGGGATTTTGATTTGTCTAATATGTTGGACAATAATGGTAAACCTGTTACTGAACTTTTTGCCACATTTCAATGGTGTGGGTATTTTGGTTGGCATAATAGGGTACAAAGAGGTTGGCAATTGAATTTGACTAGTGGTACTACAAACAATTGGTTTGATTTTACAAATACGGACTCTTACGAAACTAATTTACAGACAGTTTACACACAAGTCGAAAGAACATTATCGAACGTTAATCCTAATACATTTTTTTTCAACATCAATCTACCTAAAAAAAGTGGAGATACGGTTTATGGAGATTTTTGTGAATATAATGATTCTGAACAATTAGAAAGAGTAGTGTCATCGTATATGAATAAGTTTACATATAACCAAGCTTTGTTTACCACGGACGTTACGGCGAATTTAACAAATCCGAATGGTTACTATTATCAAGTACATTTTCCAATTACATTAAAAATTTTTTCAGAGTACATTGAAACTGCCGCGCCTAATAGTGTTGTTGGTGTACCAAGTTACGCATTTTTTTCACAAAATCAAAATCTTTGGTTGTGGAGAGATATCTACGAGTATGGATTCATTGATAGTCAAGGGAGAGGAGTTGATTACCCATTTCTTAATGAAGCACATTACCCATTTAAAAATGTTGTGTTTAAATTATATTCCGATGAATCTTCATTCAATGTTACAGATTTTTATAAAATAACGATTATACCTTTAACCGACCCTTGTGAATAAGTTAGAAGTCATTTTTAATAACACATCGAAAGATCTAATTATCCCATTAGAATCTACTTGGGATTTCTATGGTCAACAACAAGGAGTTGAACAATATGAAATTAGTGTTATAGAACAAATTTTAAACAAAGATCAAGATTTTGAAGTATCAAGATTTGAACATAACTCCTATTATACTAATACAAAGGAAGAAACTTCATTAAATTATGAATTTTGGTTATACAACCCTAATTTGATTAACCCAAACACGACCATACCATCTCTTTCTGGTACATGGGAAAATTCATATACATCGAAGTTTTCCAATAATGAAATATATTATCAACAGGAAACATTCAAAAAATCTTTTTGGAAATTAGATTTATATGATTCTCCGAGTACGCTGAACCAAAAAAATTATATTACAATTGTTTTACCAACACATCAAGGACTTTTACAACAAATTCAAGTTGGGTTTTTCCAAAATGTTTTAATAAAGAAACCTAAATATGTTCTAGATTATTTGGGAGACAAAGAAGGATTTTTTATTTATTGGTTGAAAAAAAGAAACTACTTAGATCTAAGTACTTTTTACATGTCGGCAAAGTTTTTTAACGGGGTTACAGGACAATTTATCAGAATGATGAACAAACCTCAATACCAACTAACAAACACATCAAATCCTTTCACATTTAACCAAGAGGAATATTTTTATTACAGAGTGAATCTCGATTACTCAACGC